CTGCGATCATTATGGTTAGTAATGAGAGACCAGAAGGTGCCTACATTGGTACTGAATTCTCAAATGGCGACAGTATGAATATTCGCCCTGAGGACTTCGGAGCCCGTTAATGGGCTTTAAGAAGAGTTGGGATGTTTCTGACATCTCACGTCAAATACACTCCCTGGCTAGGGAGTGTTCTAGTATGCTCAATGATGGATTTACATCATTTGAGTGCAAAAAAGATCTGTACCAACTTAAACAGATTATCATCGATGCAGTTGCCGAAGCTCCGAATTTTGGAGAATTGGAGCAACATTGGTTGACAGAACAAGAACAAAAACGTATACTTAAGATATTAAAGTCTTAAGGAGATACAAATGACTAATCCATTTCGCGATCAAGCGAAGTTTATGACTGCCTGCGATCAAACAGTCAATAAAACAAACTCAAACCAATATACTCTGTATTTGAATCTTATTAAAGAAGAAGTAAAAGAATTAGCTGAGGCAATTTCTGCAGATGATACTGTTGAACAATTAGATGCACTCATTGACATTTTAGTTGTTACTATTGGTGCTATTCACAGTGCGGGATTTGATGCAGAAGGCGCGTGGAAAGAAGTTATGAGTACTAACTTTGCCAAGATCGGTAAAGATGGCAAGGTACGCAAACGAGAAGATGGTAAAGTGCTTAAACCACTAGGATGGACTGCTCCAGCACTTGCACCGTTTGCGAGTAAACAATAATGGAAATACAACCTAAAGATACCAGCAAGGGACATTTTTATGTCAGCCTTGCCAAAAGCGGAATCCGTATTATAGCAGGCTACGCACTAATTAGTGGTAACTTAATGCTAGCAGGTGCATTGTTTATTGCTGCAGAAGTATTAGGCGTAATAGAAGAAGTAGTATGACACGAAATTTAAAACTAGTCGATGCAGTGGTTGCACTGCACGAGATCGCCGAATTAGTCGAAACTGAAACTACTGGAAATATACTAGCAGTTGATATTAGAAGTTGTGCAGATAGACTGCATGAATTAAGCATTATTGACAATCGAGTAAATGATATTATTAAAAAGGCAAAGCTATGAAAGAACTATGGGTAGAGAATATTTCTACCCATAATTGATAAATAGTTGTAAGGAGATTTCAACTATGAACTTTAATAAACCATTTGCTGAAGAAATACAAACAACTGAACTTTGTGAATACGGATGCGGTCAACCTGCAAAATATCGTTTTAGAAAAGGAAAGGTATGTTGCTCTAAACACTTTAATAGTTGCTATGGCAAGAAGAAGGCATTTAGTGAGTCGCAAGATCATAAAGCAAATGCTGCCAAAAGTTTAGAAACAAGAACAGAGTTAGGTATTACTAAAAGTTCGCAGATAAAAGGTGCGAAAACAAGAAAGGAAAATGGCCATTACGAAAAACTTGCTAAAACTATGCAAAAGCACTGGGAAGAGCGACCTTGGAATAATTTGCCAAAGTGGGGTATTTACAAAGATACTGATATTAAGTACCAAAGCCGACCAGAATATAACTTTCTTGAAGAACTTGAAGATGAACACGGATTAGATTGGGTTCGAGATAATGTTAAAAGAGGTCCTTGTTTCTATTACAATGACCCTACAAGCGGGAAAGAAAGATTGTACATAAGTGATTTTCAAATAGAAAACACAGTATTTGAAGTTAAAGGTAACTATACTTGGAACAGGCACGGCAAAGATAACGGGTTGGAAGAAACAAACAAAGCAAAACTTGACAAAGTTAAAGAATCAAGTTATAATGTTATATTAGTGTTAGAAGGCAAAAGGATAAAAATATGAAAGAACTATGGGTAGAAAAGTGGAGACCTAAAACAGTAGATGGTTATGTATTCCGTGATGACCATCAACGTAAACAGATCAATACATGGATCAAAGATAAAAGCATTCCGCATTTATTGTTGAGCGGTGTCGCTGGTATTGGTAAGACTACACTTGCAAAGATCCTTATCAATGAGATTGGCATAGAAGACTACGATGTATTAGAAATCAACGCAAGTCGTACAAACGGAGTTGATGAAGTTCGAGACAAGATCACTAACTTTGTGAGTATGATTCCGTTTGGTCCGTTTAAAGTTGTACTGCTTGACGAATGCCTTGCAGAAGATACATTAGTTGTAATTATGCGAAATGGCAATGAAATTTCAGTACCAATTAAGGATGTTAACGACACTGCTGATTTGGTAAAATCATACAATGTAGAATCTAATAGAATTGAATGGAAACCGTTCCAGTTGTTCAATAAAGGTCTCAGAGAAACATTAGAAATTGAATTTGAAAACGGTGAGACTGTAATTTGCACTCCTGAACATAAATGGTACGTAGAGTCTGCAGATGGTACTACTATTGTAATCGCTGCGTCGGAATTGCATGAGTATAATCATATATTAACAGTTTTATAATTTATAAGCTAAATACCTGAGTCATAGTACACAAGGATAAATTATGGGTGGCAATACATATAGTAGAAAGAATTTTTCAAACGAAGAGTTATCAGTATTACTTAACAAAGTAATCGAAACTCCTCTTGTATCTGTAGGATCGTCGAAGATGTTTATCACTAATAAAAGTTGGAGAGCAGATGTATCTAGATATTTGGACACTGATAGCTGTCTACGATTTTATTTTATGATCGCTACTCATAATAAAACTCATCACTGTGCTCACTGCTCAGTAATGCTAGAGATTGCCTCATTTAACGGAAAAACAATCAGAGAAGGATTTACCAAATATTGCCCTGCTTGTACCAAAATAGAAATATGGAAATCAACTCATTCAATCGAGTCTTTAAAATCTCGCGGTCATAAAATTACGAAGTCAAAATTAGAATTTTATCAAACTGAGGCAGGGCAGATTACAGCGAAAGAAACTGGTAGAAAGAATAAAATTAGCCTAACTGAATTTAATAAGACCAAACAAGGGTTAATAAATCAACAGAAGTCAAAACTAGTTAATAGCACGATAATGAAAGCGAAGATTCTATCAGGTGAATTTACTCCAAATTCAAATAATAGAAATACGCACTGGGATGCAGAATACAACGGTAAAAAATACAGATCTTCATGGGAGGCAATATATCAGTCACATTATCCTGATGATTTACACGAACAATTAAGAATCCCGTATCAGTTTAACGGTAAGGAATATATCTATATAGTCGATTTTGTTAATTACGATACTGGCATCGCAACCGAAGTTAAACCACGAGAGTTATGTAATGATTTAAAATTTATAGCCAAAGTTAACGCTCTAAAAATCTGGTGTTCTGCTCACTGCTTTACATTTCAATTAGTTGACCTAGCATATTTACAACTACTTGCCATTCCTAAAAATTTACAAGACTTTGATCAAAACACACAAACCAAAATATTAAAAATATATGCAAAAACTATTAATTAACTCCATTAAATACTCTGAAAATAAACAAGTGTATGATCTGTCAGTTGACGACAATCATAATTTCTTTATTACCAATAAACATATACTGACACATAATTGCGATTATCTAAGTCCTAACGCACAGGCAGCACTACGCGGTGTTATGGAAGAATATGCTTCAACTTCGCGCTTTATCCTTACCTGTAACTATCCTAATCGTATCATTCCGGCAATCCATAGTCGGTGCCAAGGCTTCCATGTCGAACGTACAGACATGACAGAGTACACTGCTAGGGCTGCCACAGTCTTGGTCGAGGAAGGCATCGACTTTGATCTTGATACACTAGACTTATATGTCAAGGTTGCCTATCCAGACTTACGCAAATGTCTACAACTGTTGCAGCAAAATGCACAGGAAGGCAAATTAGAAGCACCTAATAAAGGCGATGCAGGTGAAGCTGACTGGAAGTTTGACATGGTCGCGCTGTTTAGAGCAAGAAAGATTACAGAAGCACGTACAATGCTGTGTAGTAAACTTCGAGCAGAAGAAATGGAAGAAGTGTATCGTTGGTTGTATGACAACGTTGAAATATTTGGCGATGATGCCAATCAAGACAAGGCTATCTTGCAGATCAAGAAAGGTCTAGTTGATCATACCATCTGTGTTGATTCTGAAATCAACCTAGCAGCAACATTGGTACAGTTGGCTAAATTAGTCTAATGAAACAAAAACTAAAACAAGCATACATGAAGACTGCGGAAACATTTGCAGAGCTCAGCCATGCTCGTCGCCTACACGTAGGCGCTATTGTGGTTAAGGATGATAGAATTATTTCTATTGGCTACAATGGCATGCCAGCTGGTTGGGACAACAACTGCGAAGATGAAAGTGTAGAACTGTATTCTGGATTCGAAGGTGCTATACATAGAACAGTTCTAAAAACTAAACCAGAAGTGTTGCATGCTGAGATGAATGCTCTAATGAAGTTGGCAAAGTCCAACGAAAGTGGCGACGGGGCAACTATGTTCATTACTCATGCACCCTGTATGAATTGTGCCAAAGGTATGTTCCAGTCAGGAATCAAACAGGTGTTCTATAAAACCGAATATAGAGATAATGCCGGATTAGATTTCTTAAACAAATGTGGCGTAACTGTGGAGAAACTAGATGAATGAAAGATACATGATTGTTAGTTACGTAAAGAAGCCTAATGGCCAGTACGACGAGCT